CGCCGTTATCCAACTTGTAACCATTGGCAGTTGTGAGGTCTGAACCGCCTATGTACAGAGTGCCGCTAGAGCTGTGCAGATTTACGGTCTGATCTCCTATATTGGCAGGTACAGCTATTGCAGCCGTAGTTGTCACGGTAATAACTGTTGATTTAGGCATGCTCTAATTCCAATTTAGTTATTAGAGCCGCCACCTTGACTGCATCTAAAGCTATTTCAAAGTGCATCTCGTCTTTACGATTGACATAATCGCCACCCCACTTTAGGCCGTACTTCTTAGCCAGCGCCTGAATCATTGGCACTTTAGCTGCGTCAAACGTGCCAGCCTTACCCAGTGGGTGCGCCGTAGCGTTGAGATCAAGTGCTGTGCCTGATGAGTGATTGCTCAGTTTGTCGGTGCTGCCCCTTATCATCCTGTAGCAGTAGCCCCAATCGTCAAGAGTGCCGCCATCTATAGGCTCTATAAGTTTGTGAAAGTCTGCTGCAAAATTTACAAGTAATGGCGCTACCTTTTCGGCGCATGCAATATAGAGCGTTGTTCCTGTCACTGCATAAGACTTTATGCCAATCGCCGCACGATCCTTTGAGGCAGGCCAGCCGTTGAAACTTGTCTCACTCATCTAGTGGGCCTTTATGTATTCCTGTGCAAACCCATTGGCAAGTTTGCTCATTTAGAGTTATTAGATCAGGATGACATTCAGGTTTTGGTGCAATGAAAGCATCTCTGCTTGCATCATAGGTATAACCCACACCTGCATAATTCTTGCGCATGCGCCCGTTATATGAAGTGCGTTTGCATAATTGACTTCTAAAGTTTGCATACCATGTCTCAGTATCTAAACCTTCTATAAGTTCAGTTTCATCAACGCCAGTAATAACTTCTGTAACTATGTTATTAGAATCTAAAAATGCGTAATGTGCCATTATGCCCAACTCACATTTCCAGTGCCTGCTGTAATTGTTGCAACAATAAATCCACCGCTAGGCGCAGCAGCGGAACCTGTAAGTCCAGCACCGATTGTAATAACAGCAGTGTCTGGGTATTTCAGAATCACAACGCCACTTCCCCCAGCTCCACCGCCACGTGGTGTATATGGAGATGTATTTAGGAAGCCACCACCACCACCACCGCCACCACGATTTGTTGTTCCAGCAGTTCCAGCAGTTCCAGGATTTGCAATTAGTCCGCCTGCTCCACCACCACCTGTTCCACCTGCACCACCTGTTCCAGCAACGTTAGGAGAACCACCGCCACCTGCATAAAATGTTGCAGTGCCACTTATTAGTGTCGATACACCTGCACCACCAATACCTGTTGATTGATTTGCGCCAACAGCGCCAGCACCACCGCCTGCTGAACCACCTGTTGATGTTGAGTTACCACCTGCATAACCTTGATTAGCTGTACCTGCGCCACCATTGATTCCATTATTAGAACCAGCACCACCGCCTGAACCACCTGTTGCGCCGTTCTGTGCTTCACCACCACCATAACCACCTTTGACGGAAGTTATTGTGCTAAATACTGAATCATTTCCATTGGATCCGCTAGTTGTCGCTGCACCACTACCACCTGCACCACCACCGCCAACTGTAACTGTGTAGTTAGTTGAGTAACTTAGAGTTAATGCGCTTTCAAGTGAACCACCACCGCCAGTTGCAGTAACAGTTGAACGAAATCCACCTGCTCCACCTCCACCGCTATAACATCCACCACCAGCACCACCAGCAACAACTAAATAATTGATTACTAGCGCTGGTATAGGTGCTTTATATGCAAGTACTCCTGTTGTGATTGCGCCAATCATTATGCGATTGCTCCCACTACATACCAAGCGTCAGTGCCAGTTTTGATACAGGCAGCGCTCTTATATTGTGCAAGGGTAGGAGATGCAGCGACTGCGCCTGCGCTAAGTACGGTAGTAGTACCGCTAGTTACCGCTGAGATTGTGCAAGTACCTGCACCGATATTGAGCACGGTAATCACCGTACCCGTTGCATAGGCAGTTGTGGCATTTGTCGGCAGCTTGAAAGTGTTAGCCGACGCGTTGCTCACTGTCACCAAAGTTTGATAACCATCTGATGCCACTGTCACATAGGCAGTCGTGGTTTGTGGATTGATTGCAAATGTAACAAGGCCGTTATACATCGCGGCACTGAGTACATCCGAAGTAACTGCTGGGAATCCAGTAGCCATTTATCTATCTCCTTAATATGAAAGTATGGAAGTGCCTAAAATCCCATACAGGCTTGAGCCTATAATGAATCCATCGATTATGGGCTCTTCTGTGGTTAGTGTCGTAAACCAAGTGCTAGGCGTTATTGAATGAGCTATGCCTTGCACCTGGAGAGTCTGGGTGATTGTTGATCCTGCTGGCTGCGTATTAGTAATAGTGACTTCACTAAAATAATCCAGGGTTAGAGCAGCGCTAATTCCCGTTGTATAGCTAGGTGTATTTAAATCTAATGTGATGGAGTCAATTCTAATTGTCGTATCTTTACGGCTTCCGACATAGGCCCTGGCAATGTTGAGAGTATCGGTATCAGTCTCAGCGATTAGATTCGTATATGAAAGGCTGTGTGTGAAGTATTTAGTAATTGAATCCGCATCACTGGCAGTTTGAGCAGTGCCACCTGTGCGCGTAGCTGAGACGTTATTGACCACCTGGCGATCATCAAAGGCAAAGACAATAGAGCTATAGGCAATGCCTGCGCCATCTTGGGCAAATACTGTAGGAGTAGCACCTGCTGCGCTGAGTACCTGGGATCTGCTCTTAAATATAGCAACGCCATTAGCATCCATATAGAAAGCGCCAAACTCTGACTGTTCACAATTCCTACATGCTGATAGCACTGTGCGCACTGCTGTATCTACGGATGAGGCCTGACACGTTGTTGCACCCGTTGCAATTGTGCGCATATTTGTCGGCCATGAAACCATGTCTAAAATCTTGCCAATACGCGTTCCCGTAGCTTGGCCTGCTGTTCCTGTTGTGATGGTGGTGATATTAGACATATTAAATAATCTAAAGGCATCGCTGCAATAAATATCTACATAGGCAACATCCTCACCATTGCTATATGTGTATTTATAGTCTGTGGTGTAACCACTATAAATGTTGTAATTGCTGGTGGTTGTCGCTGTTATGCGTACCTTGCGCAGGGGTTGTAAGTAGCCATAGATTTCTGAGGATACATTTTGCGGATTAAAGATTGCCGTAGGGTCTAGAAGTCTAATAATTGCCGTGCCCGATTCATATAAATCTTGATTAATATTTCTGCCACGCTTGATGTCTATTTTTTGTATCATGTTAGAGACATCTAAAACAAGGGCAGGGGCTGTAGATGCTGCTAATAAACCTACTCCACCGAGTTGGCCATATATTGGATCACCTATTGTGAAATTTGGGCCGAAGCCTGGGCCATCGCTAAAGTTGATGCTGGCAGTAATTGTGGGCAGGGCCATTACATATACCTAGCTGATGACCATGAACCTGAGCTGCCCCCGTTTTGTGATTGGGCTTCTTGAGCCGTTGTAGTAACTGCTGCAATTTGTTTGCCATCTAGGTTCAGTGCAATGTTGATCGGAGTGCCGTAAGAGCCCATATCTGTACCGCGCCCAGAGCCTAACAATGCACTTAGATCAGGGGCCGTGTAGCTATAGGAAGGTGTGGCACTTGGCATATTTGTGGGCAAAGTTGGCATTGACGGTAAACCAGGGTCTTGTGTTGATCGCCCAGAGCCTAGCAATGAGGCAAGGTAGGCGCTCATAGAGTTAGCAAAGTTTAGTTGAGATGCAGTCATTGTTGATGTGCTTCCAGCAGCCAATCCTGCTGCTGTAGATAACTTATCCAAAGATGTTGCAGCTTCTAATTCTTTTGCAATCTTGGCAGCCTGTGCCTTCTCTAAATCATCCATTGCCTTTGATGCAGCTGCACCTTCTTGATCCAAGATAACTAACTTGGCACGGATAGCAGCCTTTTCTGCCTCATCCTTTGAATTAGCCAGAGCTGCCGTCAATCCGATTCTGTCTAAATCAAACTTCTTTTTGAGTTCATCTAGGGCTGCCTGGTCTTTCTTTAGTTTGAGTGCAGCCTTTTCAGCAGCAGTGAGGCCGATAACTACCTTTGTAAGCTTGCCACCTGCCTGCACAAACTGATCAATCGTGTTAGAGCTGCCGTAGCCTTTAGGCCTAGAATCCGCACCCTTTTGAGCTACTTTACCCAGAGGCCCGTACTTAACCACATCCGCTAACGTGCCGCCGATCATGCCTAATATGCCAGTCTTGCTACCTTTAGTTTTACCAATGAGTGTGAGGCCCACTAAGAAATCGGATGTAAATTGTGCTAGGCCTTCCATCTGTTTAGTTGTTTCACTGATACCAGTATTGCCACCTAGATTATTGAGTGCAGTTAGCAATCCTTTACCAATAATTTCTTTACTGTTATCCGCCGCCACTGCCAGCAACGCTAATTGCCCCGTGTATCCGACAACAGCAGCCTTAGCTTGGCCACTAAATTTTGCAGTAAGGATTGCAGTGATTTTGTCCATGTCACCGCTGGCAAGTGTTGCCTTATCCAAACCTGCGCCAAGACGACTCAAGGCTGTTGTCTGCCCACCGAAACCCTTAGCCAGGGCCAAAGAAACCGCAGATAAATCGCGCCCCGTACCTGCACTTATATCTAGCGCAAGGTTGAGTGCTGATTGAGATTTAGCAACATCACCCGTTGCTGTAAGTAGGGTGCTAAACGCTGGCCTCAGTTCATCATCTAGCACACCAGTAGTTTTTTGTAAGCTAGCAATAAAGTATTCAACATTGCCTGTAGCCCAGGAGTTGCCCGTATTCTTTAGCTGTATTGCTAGGGATCGCGCAGCCTTCTCATCGGCTGCAAATGCCGCCACTGATGCCTTGCCGAATTGGTAAAGCTTACGAGCTGCAAATAATCCTGCAAATGCCTTAGCAGTCTTGTGGATTTGTTTATCAAATCCGCGTAAACCTTTGCCAGCAAGGTTGAGCCCTTTACCGTTATAGGTAGTGACAGCACTTACATATAAATTAGGCATCTATGCCGCCATCTGGTACGGGTTTTTTTGATACGGGCTATTGAATCGTTGAACGGCAAAATTGATTGCGCGCAGCACCGCGTCATTAGCTTTATTTTCATCCGCATCCCATGCTGCAAAGACTAAACGCCCACGCATGCTGGTATTGCCGAATCTAGGATCTGCACCCGTTGAGGCCCCACGCAGGGGGCTGTATGCATCTAGGCGCTCATTGAATTGCTTACCTGCGTTGGGATTGAGGCTAAGATTATCGTGGCGCGTTGTTGACATGCGCATTTTCTTATTAAATCTGTGCCTGCTCATAACTACATGCTGAGTTGGCCTGCCGTTAGGATTGACGCGCCCTGATGTCTCATAGATAGCACCTGCAGCGCTGGTGTTAGCTACATAAAAGGATGCCTTCCAGCCATGTAAAGAGCTACTGTTTTTTCCAGCTCGATATATGATTCCATCTTTTACATCTGTGGCATCAAACTTAGGAAAAGCTCTATATCGTGCCCTTTGGGATTCAGAGCCGTTGTATATCCAGTTACTGAGCATTTGCGTATCATTTGGAACCAAGCCACGCGCTTTATCTCGTATGGTAAGCATTGAGACTTTAATTTCCCGTCGCATTGCTTTATTAAGATCAGGGTCAAATTTACGAATGGCCTTGAGAGTCTCACTTACGCCTGATATGTCTAGTGGCATCTCGTATCTCCTTAGCTCTATCGTTAATCACTTGTATTACTGTCCTAAACATCAGCTCATCCATTGCTAACACTTGATCGGGGCTTATCTTTAACTCAACCGCTAGTGAGGCAACTAAGTATGCAAATGATTCCCGATTTACGCTTTTGGGTTGTCATCTCCTAAAATTTCGACTTCAACCAATGTGGCCAGAAAGTCATCACCGAATGGTGGGATAACTTCCTGCCTCATCAGAGCGTTGTGCGCTAGCCAGTAGAGATCGCTTTGCTTTTCTGATTCTCTAAATTGCTTAGAGATGCCTTGACCTGCGTATTTTTCAAAGGCATATTCAATTATGGGAGTAATGCTCACTATCGTATCGCCGCTTGCCCTTGTTATCTTTAGCCGCATGATAAAACCTTAGAAGGCTACCGTTGGAGAAACTACAACAGCGCTGTTGACTGTAAAGCTGATGGATGATGTAGCCATGTCGCCTACGCCACCTGTACCCACTGGGGTGAGGTTATTTACAAGGATGTTGAATTGATAGCTTGGGTTGGTAGCTGAAACTACTGTGCCCTTAACCGTGATCATGGAAACCGCCACTGTAGTGCCGTATGCAGTATTGAGCGTTGCCATGACTTGGGATGCAGCCCAGTCATTGAGGAAATCAAGTTGCAATGTTGCAGATTCTAATCCTTTTGTGAATTGATGGAATGTTGAAGTGCTGCCCATTGCAGTAATTTCTAATTCATCAAATGTCTGCGTTAAAACTGCGCCCGTGATATATGAGCTGATGTCCACTGTTGCGATTTTGACACCAACATTATTATTTAGATAAATACTCATCTTATTATTCCTTTTCTGTTTTCTTGTCGGTTGGTGTTAATAATCCAAGTTTGACCACTACTGCTAGCGTTTCCTCGGATAAATCAGGATCAGTAACGATTGCGCCAGGTGAGTGGCCTTCCCAATCGCCTTCACTTGTTACTTTATACGTTGCCATTTATTTCTCCTATGTCCAGCTTGTTAGTACGCTAATGGTAAATTCACTACTTAATAAATCACCACTGGCCACGCTGATAACGCTAGGCGCTGAAACCGATGTGATGTTATAGACAATCGTTGAGGCCGCTAATAAATTAAAGACTGCCACAATTGTCTCTTCTATGCCTTGCAAATTCCCAGCGTTATCAAACATGGGAATCATCATAATAATTTTGAAGGATGCCAAGGGTGCTATATCGGATCGTTCGTTATTGCTAGGCACAATATATGGATCGCTCGGAACCACGATTACTGAATTAGCTACTAAATTGCTAGGTGGGTAGCTAAAGGTTGACCACACGCTGGCGTTAGTAATCGCTGCTGCAATAGTAGATCGCAGGGTGGTAATTGCCGCAGTCATTTATCCCACCATTGCCGAAGGGGAAAGATAAGGGGCTAACAGGCCTCTAATAGATGCCATGAGCGTATTAGACATTTTGAATGGTGAAGGACTATAGCCATCCACACTGACAGCGCCATTTTGCGTACTAAATCGTGAAGTCCATATATTTTCTGCCAGCATAAGAGCTGCGGCATTGATTGCTGGCGTTGTGGCGTAGCTAGCAGTCTTAGTGTCATCTCCCGTTGCGCTGCCGTAGGGCAACACGCGCCTGAAGTTTTGATTGCTAGCAGTCTTTGCATATTGGATAAAGCTATAGCCCTGTGGATATTGCCAATAGTTGAGCTGCATATTGAAAGCAGGCAAGATATTAGAAGTGCCCGTACTCCAGGGCAACGTTGCAGTGATTGTGTATGCACCGTTGAAAGTAGAGCCAGCCCCAGCAATAGTTACTGATTGGCCCGTAGTAAATATGCCAGGGCTGGCAAGCATGACCGTAGCTACGTTAGAAACTAACGCTGTACCGACCACAGGGCTTGCATCAAACCACAGAAATCCATTGATTAGGTCTTGCGCCGTTTGGCAGGTGTCCTCAATCCACGTGTAAGAATCGTAAAGAGTACCGACACCTAAAGATGCCTTTAACGTTGCGGCTGTTACATAAGTAGCTGCCATCTCGGTACTCCTTCCGATTCAGGTTGATAGGGGCAAGGGCTGCAAGCCCCTATCAACATTTAGGGGTTATGGTTTAAGTGAAATTGTAACGAATGATTCCCTTAGGCATCTTGGCAATCGTGGCCATGTAGCCATAAATTGCAACCTGAACCTGAAGGTTAGATACAACATTTACACTCATGTAAGCCTGGCTTGACTGATAAACCGTAAATGCTTCAGGTGCAAGAATTATTGCGCTGTCATCAATTGTCGTAGTGGCTGCAAAATTCTTGTCCACATACAGATCTAAACCAAGAACATTACCTCGGATTGAACCAGGCATTGCGTTACCTGCATTATTCATAGGATTTGCCGCTGAATAAATTGGGCGACCTGTTGAATCTGTAGCACCCATAAGTAGCTGCCACTGTGATCCGTTAGCAATGTAGTTATTAGCAAAGTAACCAGTAGCTTCATAAACAAGGCGTGATGCCTCAGATGCATATCCGATAATTCCTGCGGATGTTGCAGCTTGTGCAGTTGTTGCAAGTGTTCCAGCAGTCACAAGGGCCGCATTAACAGTTGTATCAAGTGTTTTGAGATACGCATTTTGAAGTTGTGCTGTAAGTTCGGCATAGAAGTTTGGATCACTTCTTTCAAGAAGCTCAACACTTATGGTATTCATGCCACTGTATTTGGAAACAGTTCCTGAAAGATATTCAGTGACCATGCCTGTATTTTGCACAGCGCCTGCTTCTAATTCAACAGTTACGGCTGGTGCAACACCTGATTGACCGCCTGCGGATGTAACAAGTGATGGAACATTTATTGTCATACCACTTGCAGGAAGTGTTCCACGTGAACACGCATCTATTGATGGAGTTCCAAATCGTGTATTTGTTGGAAACTCTGAAAGGTACTGTGTCGGATTAAAAGCAGGGTTAGTTGTAAAAGAATCATCTGCAGCTGTTACATACAGCTTTGAATCTTCATTACCAAGTGCTGCTTTGATCTTGTGCTCTGTGTAAGAGCCCATGTTTACAATAGGAGTACGAACAGATTGGCTGTTCAATACTGAGGGGCGGATAATTGGGCGGGCTGCTTCTACTGTAGGTGCAGCCTGCTCAGATGCAGCGTTAGCTGTATCAGGTGCGGTTGGTTCGGGGGCTGTAGTCACAGCGGCCTCGCTTTCGGTTTCGGTTTCGGTTTCGGTTGTGGTTGAGTTGATTGTCGTGCTGGTTGTAATTACTTTGGTGCTCATTGAAGTAGCAGCCTCTACTGGCACATCGCCCTCAGCGGCTGCAATCTTTTGCACGGCGGCTGAGGTAAATGCAGGGCTTTCGACCAGGCTTACCTCTTTAAGTACTGCCGCCGTGACCAGGAGATAGTCCTTTTGTGGCTTTGATGCTGTAACTTCAACACCAACGGATAAGCCACTCATAAGTTGTTCCTGGGCTAGCAAAATTGCATCAGTACCGCGTGAGCTTGCACTTACTTTGAAGCTGCCATAAACGCCTGACTTATCAGATCGCATTGACTGCATACGACCTATTGGCTTTGTATTGTCATGGCTCATAAGTAACTTAATATTATTTACATCAGGTATTGCGATACTGCCCTCAGCAAATACCACAGCGCCTGCGCTTGTGTTTCCTACTTCACCATAAGGTGCAATCTTACCTGCAATGATGCGGCGCTCTGTATCGCTTGCTTCTATGTTGCTGCTAAACGTTAATATCATTTTGTGTTACTCCTTCACTTAGACCCATGGGGCTTAGTTGTTCCATAGATTGCGCTTGCTGTAAATCAATTAAGCCAAGGTTTAGCATCTTTTCGATTGCATCCAAACGCGCTGCAGTATCTGCGCGTAAGAATGATTCATCTAATGCAAATTTAACAACGTTTCCGTGAGCTGTTATGTCATCCATGCTCAGGCGATTTTCTATGGCAGAAATAAAAGGTTGCAAAGAATAAGCAACGAATTCTTTTCTGCCATCCAATATATTTTGATAGGTCATGGAATTATTCATGTCGGCGCTAATATAATATGCAGGCACGTTCATCAAACGGCTGATTTCAGTAGCTAAATACTGACTGGCTTCCGTGTATAACATGTCTTTAGGTGAGAAGCCGATATTTTGCGCTTCTAGTGTAGAAGTAAGATAAGCAGTAGATCGTGATGCTCTAGCTGCCTTCCATGCAGCAAGTAAGCCGCTAATTTGTGCTTCAGGCAAATCCGCACCTGTGTTCTTAATAATCGTGGTTGCCATCGGAGTTGCCGCTGCAACCGCTGCTGCTTTTTGAATATCTAATGCGCTCTGTATTGTGCGCCCACCGACTTCTAACACGCCAGGTAGCAAACTTTGGAAAGTAATCAAACTACCAATGCCAGACATAGGCGCACGTGCGCCATTGACTGAGTAATAATCTACTTGATCCCCAAATTGATTCGTTGTAACAGTAACGCGTGTATTAGCTATCCATTCAAAGCCTGAAGGCCTTGAATCATCGGCATACAATGAAGTAACACGCCAATAACTTGTGCCATAAAATAATAACGAATCCACCGTGTATGAAATCGTAACGCTGCGTGGTTGTCGCATATCTGGTTGGTCTAACCACAATGGGCTTTCTAATTCAGCGCCAGTGGATTTTTTGTATAACTCTAAATCAATACTAGAAATGACTCCGCATATTAAATTTCTACAGCGTGAAACGCTAGCTACTTGCAAGGCAGTGTTTCGATCCATGCCAACGCCAAAGTTAGACAAGCCAGAATTAAAACTATAAATACCTGATCCATAACCCGTATTCATTATGGCAGGGGCATATTGAGCCTCTACATCAGTACGCTTA